TCATTTGAGACGAAGGGGCGCCCGGGCGCGCCACCGACCGTAGAGCGCCAGTCCCGCGCCCGTCAATGTGCCGAGCGCGACGGCGATCTCGGCCAGCGAGGCCTTGTCCTCTGCGGAAAGCGCATGGCCGAAGACGAGACCGAGGATCGGCGACAGCGCCGCGAGGATCGCGCCCCAGGTGACGCGCGAGGCGTACCAGGGCTCGGCATTGGCGATGTGGCGCAGCGCCGGGTCAGCGACCAGCTCCTCCTTCAGCGCCTCCGTGAGGGTCGGCGCGATCGTCGGCGAAAGCGGCACGTCGGGGCGCCCGACCATGCGGTTCACGGCGCCGGAGAGTGCGCCGAGCAGGATCTCGACCGGGTTGAGCGTGGGCATCATCGACGTCTCCTCTTCAGCGTGACGTAGGCGCGGATCTCATCGCGATAGCGCCAGAGGACGATCGCGAGCAGCGTGGCGCAGATTGCAAGGATGCCGAAGGCGACGATGGCATCGGCCGGAACTGCGCCCGTCTCCGTCGCCGGGCCGGTCCCCGTCACCACGACGCCACCGGCGGCCACGGCCCCGCCCGCCGCCGTGGACGCCACGGTGGCCCGGGCGGCGAGCACGCGGGCGATCTGCGCCAGCGTCCCCGGCCCGGCGATGCCGTCGACGACGAGCTGGGGATGCGACGCCTGAACGGCGCGCACCGCAGCCTCGGTGGCCGGGCCGAAGGCTCCGTCGGCGGCGCCGGCGAGGACGCCCAGCCGGATCAGGTCGCGTTGCAGCAGGCGGACCGCCTCGCCGGTGTAGCCGCGCCGCAAGGCGGCGTAGGACGCGCCGGCGGTCTCGCGCCGTCCATCGAGGATCAGCGCCGCCTCGCGGGCGCGACGGCGGACCAGCCCCTCGACCACGCGGCCCCCCGCCTTGTTCCAGGCGGCGAGGCCGGTGCGGACCGCGTTGCGGTCGCCGCGCCGCCATGCGGCGGCCCAGGCGGCCCGGCCGATCGCGCCGGTGTTGAAATGGAACGACACGCCGCCGTCGAACGCATGCTGGGCCGCGCCCGGCATGGCGGCCGCGACCGGCGGCTCGTAGCGGCGAGCCAGCGCCTCGGCGAGCAGCGCGCGGCTTTCGGCGCGGGTAATGGTCATGCCGGCCTTCGGCGTCACGACGCCCGACGCCGCCGTCAGGCCGACGCCGATGGTCCAAACGCCGGCGATGTCGCGATAGGCGCGCAGCACCTCGCCCTCCTCGGCGATCAACTGCTCGAGCCCGGCGGCGCTGATCGCGCGGCCGGCAGGCGAAGCAGGGTTCGACATCGAGATGCCTCCCGTCCAGGATCTGGAAAAACCGACATCGGCGGCGGAACGGCCGGGAACCAAGGGGATCCGGCGACGTTTGCTGGCTGAGATGCGATGCGTCTCATTCCCCGGTGCCCCAACCGGCGAGCCCGCCGCTCCTCCCCCCAGCGGCGGGCTCCACGTTTCAGCCCGTCAAAAGTCGACGATGCTGGCGCCGCCCACCGCCGCATAAGCCTGACCGGCGGACGGACCATGACGCCGGAAGCGGATCGCCGCGGTATCGGTCGCGGCCATCGCCTGGGCAGATCCGGCCGAACGCGTCTGCTCCAGCCACAACTGCGCCGTACCGGACGCGGCCAAGTCGATGGCAGCCGTGCTGCCGCCGCGCGCCGCGTCGCCCTGGCTGTCGCGCGCGATCGTGCCGAGGCACCAGAATTTCGACGCCTCGCCGAGGCGGAGATTGGCGCCGAAATTGTGGTGGTAGTCGCCGCCGATCGCGATGCCTCCAAGCCCCTCGCGGCAGGCAAGGCCGCTGTCGGAGAGGTGTCCGTGGCGGCCATTGTCATAGGCTTCGCAATCGATCGCGAGCGGCCGCAGGGCGGGTGTCCCGCCGAGCGACCAGCGGAAATCGAGCCCCTCCTTGGCGTTGGCGGCGGCGGTGCATCGGACGAGCGCCGCGAGGCCGGAGTTGTCCTCGATGCGGAACCCGTCGCCGGCATGGCTCGGCCCGCCGGCGAAGCGGGCCGAGCAATCGACGCAGACGATCGCGCGGCTGGCGGTGCCGCGGATATAGACGCCACCATTGGCGCCGCCCTGGAAATCGAAGCCTTCGAGATAGACGGACTTGCCGGTCACATCGATCGAGAAGGCGTCGACGACGATGAGCACGCGCGTATTGGCGTTGGTCGGCGCCAGCCCGTCGGCGCGGCGGACATAGAGCGTGCCGCCATCCTGCGCCCAGGAGCCCGGCATCGCGTTGCAGGCGGCCGCATCGGCTACCCGGGCAAGCTCGACCGGATTGCCGAAACCGTTGGCCTGCAGCAGGTCGAGCACGACCGTCACCGTCGAGCGGGCGACGGCATAGCAATTGCCATAGGTCGCATGCGGACTGGCGGGCCAGGCGAGGTCGTGGCCGGACCAGCAGGTGACGCGGCCGCCCAAGGCGCGATAGGCCGCCGGTTGCGTCGGCACCACCATGGGGCCGCCATTGGTGAAGTTGTTGGCGCGCGAATAGGTGCCGGTCTTCACCAGCACGTTGAACGGCACGCCACCGGCATTGCCGAGCTGGGTCGCGACGAAGATCGATTTCAGCGCCACGGCCCAGCCGGCGCCGGACGCGGCATCGCTGCCGGTCGCGACGTCGACATGATAGGTCGGCCCGGCAAGCGCCGCCGCCGCGTGCGCCTCGGGACGAAAATCCGTCACGAAGCGACCGCCGCGCTGGCGGATCACGAGCGGGAAATCGACGAGCGGAAAGCCGAGGCCGGCCGGCGGCACGCGCCGCCTCCCCGCGCCGCCCGGCCGATGGAGACCAAGGTCCGGCAGCCGCATCAGAGCCACCCGACCAGCGTCGCCGTCGTGCCGGTCGCGAGCACGCGCACGGCCCGGATCGGCAGCACGTCGCCGGCATAGCGGCTGTAGGCCAGGTCGGTTCCCGCCTCGTCGCGAACGACCGCCGCGCCGTCAGTCTGAAAGACGAGCGCGCGAGGCCGGAGCGCCAGATTGGCCGTGTCGGACGGCGTGATGGCGAAATGGCGCGTGGCCGGGCCGGAAGCGCCGGACGCCACGCCAGCAAAGGGATCGCTCATGGGATTCCTCCAAGGGTTTGGGTTTCAGTCGTTCCGAGCGCGCGGGGCGTCACCCGCTCGCCGTCATCCCGGACGGAGCGAAGCGAAGATCCGGGATCCATTCCGCCGAGGCATGGAGAGGTTCGCCTGGGACAGCGCGGCTGAATGGATCCTCGCTTTCGCGAGGATGACGGCAGAGATGGAAATGCGGGACGGAGGCCGGGAAGGATGCAGCGTTCACACGCTCGTCCACCCCGCCGTCTTCAGCACCAGCAGCGCATCGGTCGCCCTGTCGAAGACGACCCAGCCGATGGCCGGCGTCGCGAACCACCAGGCGCCGTCGCTGGAGATGGCGAGCTTGCCGTCCTCGCCGGCCCAGGCGCCGGTCGCGCCGGTGCCGACAAGGTGGCGCTCGCCCTCCGCCGGCGATCCCGGCGGACTGGTCGCACCCACGCCTTCGACGGCGATGTTCACCAGCGCGTCGAGGCGGACCAGCGCCTCGTTGTGGGTGACGTGCTTCTGCGCCTGCGAGGGCGCGAGGAAGGGCAGCGCGAGATGCGCGGTCTGCTCAGCCATGGACGAGGATCTCCGTTGCGATTCCGGCGCCCGCCGTCGCGCTCAGCTGGCTGACGCGGGCGATGAAGGAGACGCCCGGCGCCGACAGCATGGCGGCGAGCGTCGCGGCGGAAAGCGTGAGATGCGGCGCGGATGTCTCAAAGCGCCCGCGCTCGCTCGGGCCTTCGAGGATCAGGACCCGATAGGCCTCGCTCGCCTCGCCGAGCGGCACCTCGGCCTGGTCCCAGCCATCGCCGCCGAGGCGGGTCTGGCGGATCCAGTCGAGCCTGAGATCGCCGACCGGATTGCGCGTGGCGCGAAGATGCGCCGGCGCATGCGGGAGAAGCGCGCGGCCATGGACGGTGAAGTCGAGCGTCGTGAAGCTTTCCGGATCATAGGCGGAAGCGAGCGGCCCGGCCCGCAGGCTGCGGAGCAAGCCTGTCTCGGCCGGATCCAGCGCGAGGAGCGGCGTCGCCGCGTCGATCAGGACGAAGCGGCTGCCCGGCGCATGGCCGGCGGCCGCGTGATCGGACGTGCCGCCCTGCCCGCGCAGCAGGCCGGAGACGCGCCAGAGCCCCTCGCCGACCAGCAGCGCGTCGCGGAACTGGATGACCTCGAAGCCATCGGCGGCATGGCCGATCGCCACGATGTTGCGGCCGTTCAGCACCGCTTCCGCCGGCTCGCCGGAGAGCGTCTCCGCAGGGAGCGAGACCTCGAGGAAAGTGGCGCGGTCCCAGCGCCCGACCGGCCCGGGCGGGATCGCCGCCGCGATCGTCCCCATCACGGCGCGCTGCGGGATCGACTGCCGAAGCTGGTAGCCGGACGATGCCGAGCCGATCGCGACGCCGAACGGACCCGGCCACGGATCGGCGAAGAGCGCGATCCGCGCGGCCGGCGCGTCGACGCCGGAGAGCGACGGCAGGTCGAGCACGGCGACATCGGGCGGCCCCGGATCGGGCGACCATTCGGGCGTGCCGACGGTTCCGCCGCCGGTCGGCACGCCGGAACCATAAGGATCGATGCTCTTCCCCTCGATGCGGCGCGCCAGCCCGTCCTCGATTTTGGTGACGCGAAAGCTGATCCGCCCCTCGGGTCGGATCAGCGTCACCGTATCGGCCGGTTCGAGCGCGAGACGCCGGTCAGTCAGCGCCAGCGACACCGTCTCGCGGCCGTCCCAGATCTCCTGCAGCCGGTGATCGGCGAGCGCCACGGCGAGCGCGTCGTCGGTGACGATCCCGGTCGAGAGCGCCGTCTGCCGGTCGCCGGCCGCCTCCAGCCGCCGCGAGGCCACGACGCGGTCGCGATAGTCGGACGCCCCGTCGATGAAGCCGAAGGCGAGCTCGGCCGGCAGTTCCGTCTCCTGCGCGCGACGGAGCGTGACCAGCGGCTGCTCGCCCTCCGCCACCAGATCGGCCACCCCGATCGCCAGGCGCGGAAGCCCGCGCCGGACGAAGCGCACAACATCGCCCGATTCCGCCGCCTCGAAGCCGAGCGCCTCGGACAGGCCGAGCAGCGCCTGCCGCGCCGAGCCGACCCGGGCGATGACGAAGCCGTCGACGATGCCGTCGAGATCCTCGATGCGGAAGTCGAGGAAGCCGTAGTCACGCAGGATGCGCTCAACGAGGCGAATGGTGGTGAGGCTGCCGAGCCGGCCATTCAGCCAGTGCCCGGTCTCCCAGTTGCCGCCGTCCGACCAGACATCGGTCAGCTGCGGAAAGGCCGGATACGGGCGGGCGTCCTAGGACCAGACATAGGTCCGGGCCGGATCGACCATGCGGCCGGCATAGACGTCGGACGCCGGATTGGCGGCCTCGGCGAAGTCCGGCGCGGCCGGGTCCCAGTAGCCGAGCACAGCGGTCAGGAACCGTTCCTGCATCAGCGCGTCGCGGCCGCCATTCGAGAAATGCGGCAACCGCGCGCCGCCGACCTTGGGATCCGGGAAGACGTTCGGCTCGTTGGCGCCCTTGTCGATCGCCGCGCAGCCGATCTCGGTGAACCAGATCGGCTTTGAGCGCGGCGTCCAGGCTGTCGGCGTGCCGCTCTCGACACCGCCTGGCCGGTCGAAATGCGGGTTCGACCACCAGCCGACAAGGTCCTTGTAGCGGAACACCCAGGGCTTGCCGGCCCCACCATCGGTGATCGCCGACCGGATCTGCGCCATCCGGTCGGCGTCGCTCGCATAGTACCAGTCGAAGCCCTCGCCGCCGGCGATGTTCGAACGCAGATAGGCGACGTCGCGGCCGCTGTCGGCGACGGTAGCGTCCAGATGCTCGAAGCCGTCGCGCCAGTCGGAGAGCGGCACGTAGCTGTCGATGCCGATCGCGTCGATGGCGTCGTCGGCCCAGAGCGGATCGAGGTGGAAATGGACGTCGCCCGAGCCATCGGGAGGCTGGTGACCGAAATATTCGCTCCAGTCGGCGGCATAGGTGATTTTCGCGGCCGGCAGGATCAGCCGGATTTCGGCCGCCAGCTGGCGCAGCGCCGCGACGAAGGGATAGGTCGAGGCATCCGAGCGCAGCGTCGTCAGCCCGCGCAGTTCCGAGCCGATCAGGAAGGCGTCGACGCCGCCGGCCGCCTTGCAGAGATGGGCGGCGTGCAGGACCATGCGCCGATAGGTCCATTCGTCGGGTCCGGAATAGTGCACCGCTCCGCCCGAGACCGAGAAATGCGCCGGCAGCGCCGTGCCGACGAAGGCCGCGATCTCGTCGGCGGCCGCCGCCGTCTGGTCCGGCGAGCCCGGCCGCCCCGGTGCGATCGCGGCGGTGATCGTGCCGCGCCAGGGAAAAGCGGGCTGGTTGCCGTCCCACCAGGGATGCGGCAGCGCGTTATCGGCCGGGATGTCCATCATCAGGAACGGATAGAAGGTGACGGCGATGCCGCGCGCCTTCAGGTCCCCGATCGCGCGGATGACGCTGGCGTCCGAGGGCGTGCCGCCGAAGGCCGGGCGATCGTCGATGCGGCTGACCGAGCGGGCCGCGCCGCGACCAAGCCCCGAGACCCGCCAGGATGTCGGGCTGGTGACGGTCGCGTGGTCCTCGACGCGCGGCGTCACTGTGCAGGATCCGGCGCGCAGATCGTCGCCGAACCAGGTGACGGCGAGCGCCGCCCGTTGGAGGTTCGGGCAGAGCGCCTGCAGGGCGTCGATCGAGGCTTCCCAGTCGGTCCGCGCGCCGTCGACATGGCGGTTGATGGTGACGCGGCGGCCGGGCCCGCGCGAGGTGTAGACGGGGAGCGGGTCATAGGCGAATTCGGACGCGCCCGGGATGATGACGACGGCGCGGATCGCATCCTCGACGCCGCCCACGGCGCGGAACACTTCGAAGGCAAGCTGCGGCAGGCGGTTGCCATAGTCGCCGACCGGCAGCCGCTCGAACACCACCATCGCCGTGCCGCGATAGGCTGGCGTTCCGCTCGCGCCCTGCTTCGCCTCGATCAGGCTGTCGGCCGGCTGGTCCTCGCCTCCCAGATGCACGCGATGATGCACGCGCGCCATGTCGAGCAGCGCGCCATCGGCCCAGACGCGGCCGATGCGGGCGATCGGCCCCTCGCAGATCCCCACCGCGAAATTGGCGAAATAGGAATAGGTCGTGACGGTCGGCCCGCCCTTGCCGCCCTCCTCCTTGCGCACCTCCTGGAAGCGCGTCGCCCAGATGACCTGTCCCGCCAGCCGGGCGCGGCCAAAGACGCGCGGGATCGGCGCGCCCTCCTCCGAGCGCTGCACCGAAAGATCGGAGAGGCGCGGCCCCTCGATGTCGCGGCCGAACAGGCTCTGGTCGACGGCATAGCCGGCCATCGCGCCGACCGCGCCGCCGACGATCGCGCCGAGCGGCCCGAACAGGCCGCCGATGGCGGCGCCGGCCGCCTGCAGGACGAGGGTCGCCATCAGTCGGTCACTCCGGGAAACGAGAAGGCGAAGGCGATGCGCCGCCGCCACCAGGGCGACAGGCTGGCGAGCGCGACGGCGGCGCCGTCCTGCGCGTGGATGAACCGGTCGGGTGCGACGAGTATCGCCGCATGCTTGGCGGGCAGCGTCTCGCGCCAGCGAAAAAGCAGCAGATCGCCCGTCGTGGCGTCTCGGGACGGGATCGCCGGCATGTGCCGGCCCGCCGCCGCGGCGAGCGTCTCGACGCCGCCGGCTTCGGCCCAGTCGGGTGTATAGGCCGGCATCGCCTCGGCCTCGCGGCCATAGAGCTCGCGCCAGACGCCGCGCACCAGGCCGAGGCAGTCGCAGCCCACTCCCCGGAGCGAGGCCTGGTGGCGATAGGGCGTGCCGAGCCATGGCATGGCCGCGTCGACGACGAGCGCGCGGGAAAGGCTGGTGACCATTTCGATCCGCCTCCGAATCTGCGAGTTTCCCGGCGCCGGGCGAACCGGCGCAGTTTGAAGCGGGGCACGGCATGGCCGGATACAGCGAGAGCATGGATGCGGTCAGGGCGATCCTGACGACGCTGACGCGCGAGACCGCCTGGGAGCGCAAGAACGAGATCAGCCGCGCCATCGACATCGCGCTGGCGCATGTCACCTGGACACCGGCGGTCGGCGCGGCGGCGACCGACGCGGCCGCGCGCTGCTTCGAGACGCTCCGGCTCGCGAGCCGCGCCGCCACGGCCGGCACGCCCTTGCAGGACGAGGCCGCCCGCGAAGCGCTCGCCGCGATCGACGCGCTGGAAACCGCGCTCGCCGCCGCGCCGCCCGTCCGGCCGGGCTGATCTACCCCTCAGCCGGAGATCCGGCCGCCGTCATTGCGGCTGCCGGAGCGGGCGTAGCCGAGCGCGAAATCATTGCCGGGCATGTGCGGAAAGCCCCGGAAATTCAGCCCATTGGCGAATTTTTCTCGACAGGTGGCGAAGCGCTTGTTGCAGCCCGCCGTGACGTCGAAGCCATCGCCCGGCAGGATCGGCCCCGTCATCGGGCTCCAGAGCTCGATGGTCAGCCCCTCCGCGCCGGCGCGCTGCGCCTTGACCACGGCGCGGCGGCCTTCATTGGCGCCGCTCGTCCAGTGGACGACGCCGCGTTCGAACCAGCCGGTCGCGAAACCGTCGAGGCCGGACACCGTGAAGCGCCGCCCGTCCGCCGCCGCGACGACGGCGCCGCTGCCGTGAAAAGCCGGATCGTCGAGATCGACCCGGCAGCGCCCGTCGCCAAGATCGGCGTCGCAAGCGGCACGGAACACGCGCCCCTGCGGCTGATCGAGCGCGGCGGCGAGGCCGCGGATCTCGGCCCGAAACGCGTCATCCTCGCGCAGCACCTCGCCGACATGGCCGACGCGCAGCAGCAGCCGCTCGGCCGGCGCGGCCCAGTTGACGATATAGGTCTCGATCCGGGCATGGTCGAAGCGGCCGGCCGCCAGATCCGCCTCCGAGAGCCGGTCGGAGATGAGCGCGCCCGCGACCTCCATGCCGCCCGTCACCAGGCCGGTCTCGGCATTCGCCTCGCCGGCGTCGAGCCCGCTCGCCGCCTCGAAGGTGACGCCGTCGAAGACGAGGTCGCGGTCATGGTCGGTGAAGCCGAGCGTGACGCCGTCCGCCCGGTCGAGACGCCAGCAATGGCAGGTCGTCGAGGCGTCGCCGGAAAGATGCGCGGCGAGATCGGAAGGGATCGCTCTCATGCCAGTTTCCTCACGGCCGGATCTCCACGATCGGGATCGACGGGATCTCGCCGGCCTCGAAGGCGGCAAGGTTGACGACGAGATGGTCGGTGTCGAAGCGCACCGGCACGTCGAAGCGGAAACCTGCCGTCAGTTCGGCGCCCTCGTCCGGCGGTGCCGAGAAGGTGACGCGGCCGGTCGTCGGATCGACGGCGAAGGCGCCCGGATCCAGCGACGCGCCATCGATCGCCACCAGGACCGAGCCGTCGACGGGCTTGGCGATGGTCCGCTCATAGGGCGCGTGCAGCGCTCCATAGGTCTTCACCAGCTGGAACACCGCCGTCTCGCCGTCGCCCGTACCGAGTTTCTGGTCAGTCGCCGCGATGGCGGCGCCCGGCGGCGCCGAAGCATCGTCCATCCGGTCGCGCCAGCGGAAGCCGAACAGGCGGCCGCGCCGCTCCTCGAAGAACTGGATCACCTGATCGAGATCGGCGAGCGAGCGCACGCCATAGCCGGCGTCGTAGCGTCGGCGCGCATCGGCCCAGCGGGCGTTGCGCCGCTCGTTACCCGAGCCGAGCGTGACGATCTCGGTGCGCCGCTCCGGCCCGCCCGACGAGCCGAAGGCGATGCCGGTCGGAAAGCGCACCTCATGAAAGGCCGGGATCAGCGGCATGGATGGCTCCTTCGCTTTGCGTCGCCGGAAGTCATGCAGGTCGACACCTCCATCATCCTGAGGTGCCCGAGCACAGCTCGGGCCTCGAAGGACGCACAACCGCGATGCAGCCCATCGATTGCCCGAGTGAGTGCGTGCTTCGAGACGGCCCTGCGGGCCTCCTCAGCATGTTGGGAATGGCGTTCTGGCTGCGATCGATGGAGCCTTCACAGCCCCCTCCTGCCGCGCCCGACGGCGCGGGCGAGTGTCGCGGCGACCTGCGCCTCGGACTTGCGGAACGACGCCACATCCGCCGTCTGGATGGCGATGTTGACGGTCACGGGCCCGCTGCCGCCGCCGGCGACGCCGAGCCTTCCGTCCGGCCCGCGGGCAAGCGGCATCACCGCTTCCGCCCCCGCCTCGCCCATCAGCCCGAGCCCGCCGGAGAGCGGGAAATAAGTCGGGCTGGCGACGACGCCGCCCTTGGCGAAGGGCGTGACGCCGCCGAGCGAACCCAGCGAACCGACCAGGCCCGACAGCAGGCTGCCGATGCCGTTCTCGATCGGCTTCAGCGCCGCGTTGAGCGCCATCGTCGAGAAGCGCAGCGCCAGCCCCTTCAGGATGTCGTCGAACTCCTTGCCGCCAACGACGGCGTCGCGAAACGCCCGGCTGATCGTGCCGGAAAACCCATCCGCCTGCTTGGCCAGCCCCTCCAGCGAGGCAGTGAAGGCGGAGGTATCTGCGGTGATGCGGACCGAGAGTTCATCGATCGGCGTAGTCAT